GTATCCATTACGTCATACGTGCCGTTTGCGCCGTCTGATGCCGCTAGGACTGCGGTATCGTTTTTAGTCGGCACGGTTGACCACGAAGATAGCTTGCTGCTGATTTGCGGCCCGTCTGGGTCGGTTAGCGCGCCGTCAAATATCTGTTGGTCAATCGGGTTGTCGCCAACAAGGATGCTGGTAACGGTGATTGCGCCGATGGTCAGCGTTGGCGAAGATCCGCGAGCGGCGTTAATGGCCGTCACCAGCGAATCAAATGCGTCAGTGATCTGGCTCATTTGTAAAATTAACTAATTGTGACGTTGTTTTGTGAAACTACGTTCCAATGCCCGTCTATCGAAACAAGCGTCACGCTTGCTCCTCCGTATGCGGCAAATGTGATTAGGCTTTTATGTCCACCCGCAACGCCGTTCCTGATTATGCCCGTGGCTGTAATCGTATGCGCGTTGGCGGTGGATGATGTGGAGGTGATAGTGATTCCGTCAGTTGTCGGGGCGGCTAATGTCAGCGCGCAAACTCCAGCCTTGGTAATGTTGACAATACCGGACGTAATCGTGATTGCGCCGTTAGCCGATGCCGTAGCGACTGCATAAGTAATCGCTGGTGCGGCGAGAGTTGGAGCGGTTCCGAATACTGCCGCGCCCGTTCCTGTTTCATCGCTGATTTCATCGGCAAAGTTTTCGCTGGTTCGCGGGCTTGTGTCAGATTCCGCGATTGAATACGTCAATTCTCCCTCGCTGGAAAGAATCTCGTATTGTCGCGGAGTCGGGAACGGCCCGATAACCGTAGTTGTGGAGGCGGCAATGTCGGCGGCGGCGTAAGTTGTCGCGCTGCCGCTTCGCGCCAACCTGCGGACGCTGCCGTTGCTGGCAGCGTCCGCGATGATGGTTAGGGTGTAGCCCGCTGGAAGTTGATTGCGCGGAGCTTGCATGGTCGTTGATTAACCAACGATGATTGCGAGATGTTCGGGTTTGATGACCGTGACGCCCCAGCAAGCGGCAACCTCGTAGTGAACCATGCGGTCGCCGGGATACATGGAAAGCTCAAACGAGATTCCGCTAACGGGGTCGGTGATAACTTGACGGTCAGTTGCCAAGTCGCCGGACACGCTTGCGGGAAGGCGAGTGGACAGGAGGATTGCGTTGCGGCTGAAAGCCGTGTTGCGGGCGCTGGTTCCAAAGACGGTAATCGCCTTTGTTGCCGCGCTCATTGCAACGCGCAAGCCGGGTTCAGCCAGCGTGATTGTTCCGCCGGTGGAAACATCGGCATCGCCGCTTGCAACGACATACTTATTGCTGTCGCCAGCAAAGGTGATGATGTCGCCCGCGAGGATGGTTCCAGTTCCAGCCGAGGCGAGCGTGAGGACGGTTGCGCCGACTGCGTAGCCCGCGTTGTCCGTGGTGGCGCTTGCCGCAGTGCCCTTCGTGGTCGTCTGAATCTGCGCGGATTCGCGGAGATTGAAGCCAAAGAGGTTTCCGAGCAAACCTTGGCGCAAGAGACTTCCGCCGTCACCAGCTTCGTTCACTTTGTAGAGGTTGCTTGTCGAACGGAGAGCAACGCCAGCCGTGGTGTCGAATACGCTCGTGCGATCCGTGGAAGGCGCGCCGTTGTCGTCGAGAATCTTTTTGGCCTGCGCCCAATCAGTGAGAACGGGAGCCGTGCCAGCGGTTGCGCCGAAAGCGCGGGATGCGCCATTTTTAGCTGCAACTGCAATGTCAACTTCCATTTCATTAACGCAAGCGCGGATTGCTTGGGCAATCTGCTGCTCGTTGATGGAGAGATAGCCGGGTCCGGCGTCCAATGCTTTGCGCTCTTCGTTCTGCCAAGAGAACGGGAAAGCGCGCTGCTTGGTGAGCGAGTGCGATTTGCTGCCAATGGTTTGATAGGCGGCAGTTGGGAACGCCATTGCGGGCGTAATGTCCTTGCCTGCCGAATTGACGGGAGCGGCGGGGATGTAGATAGTTTGACCAACGGCGAGCATTTCGGCGCTAGGGTCAAGCTGAACGGATGGGATAAATCCAACCAGTTCGCGCGACACAACATTAAGTGCGCGGTAAGCGGAAGGAATCAGGTTTGTAAGCGTATTAGGCATTTGAGTTAGTTATTTGAGTTGGAGAGTTGTTGTAAGTGTGAACTGGATTGGTTAATCTTTAATTCGCCCGCCGCTGACGCAATGCGCGGATTGTTCGTTTGCTGGCAGCGCATTAAACGCCGAGCGCGAAAGTGTGTTAGCGGCGATGGTTTCAGACGAAAACGCGGTTGGTTTGGATTTGAACTCGTTTTCAAGCACCCATTCCTTGAACTCAGCAAGCGACTTGCCTTCCTCGATGTGGGAGAACAGCGGCTCGTTTAGATCAATATGACGAAGTGCGGAAATGTCTTTTGCCCATTTGCGAAGTTCAGCAACGCGAGTGCGTTCGCCGCTAATTGCCGCTGATTTAACTTCATCGGCACTAGGTTCTGGGGCTGGCGTTTCAATGGGTGGTTCAACTACAACTTCAACGGGAGCTTCCACAACTTCTGGAGCTGGAGTTTCAACTGTGGCTGGTGTTTCCACTGGCGGTTCTGCGACTTCGTTTTCCTTGGTCATGGACGGCTTATTGCAACTTACTTGCGTTAAGTCAATATCCTTTTTCACGCCGATGCTGATTTCTTTTAGTCCGCCCTTCGGTTCTTCGCTGCGCGAACGTCCAAGGCCAACCGTAGGATCGGCGGGAATAGTCACTAAGGATGCTTCGTGAATGGCGAACTTGAATTTGTATGCTGGTATGCCGTCAATCTCTCCAATCTGCGTGCCATCGTCCGTGACCTCGTAGCCGATGGATGTGTCTTTCAAGATGCCTTCCTCAACGCGAGTCTTGTAGCTGGCAACATCGGGCGCGTTTGATAACTTGGCATTGACATAGCAACGCCCGTTTTCAATCGAGGGCGAATCAATGAGGCCGATTTGAATGTCGCGCTTGTGATTGAACAGCAATGCCGCGCCGTTACTAAGTCGGGACAAGTCAATGCTTCCCTCGCTGTGATCGAGCACTTCATAGTATTGCTCGCCGTCTGCCCAATTATAGCGGAGATACGGTTGATCGCTGCAAATACTCAATCGCAAAGTGCCGTTGTCAACTTGTGACATCCCTTCGCGGAATAGTTGGTTTGGAATCTTGAGAGTTTTCATCGTGTTAGCAGTTTGGTTTCTTGCGTGAGTAATGGTTTAGGGATTGGCAGGAATTTAATCTTCTTCTTCTTCTTCCATTTCTGGTTTTGGATTGGTTGCGGCTGCATCTTCATCGTCTAGTTCCTCGGCGGTTTGATTGACTTGCTCCATTGTGTCTGCGGTGGTCGCGCATGACATACCAAGGCTTTCCAGCATCATTTCTTCCTCTGCTAGTTGAATGATTGTGTCCTCAAAGTCGCCGCTCTCGCCGCATACGCCACTTTCAATGACGGCGGTGCGCGAAGTGAACTTGTTGGAAATTGCGGACGCTGCTGCGTTGACTTCTTTCATCGGGTCAACTCCCGGCCAGCGGCGGGCTTGGAAATGAGGCTTGTTGAACTTCTCAAATTTGGAGATTGGCAGTTTCACCGCTTGCGTGATAAGCGCCATTTTCAGCCACTCTTCAAAAATGCGACGTTCAGCCATTTCAATGTCAAACTCTTGAAGCATCTGCCATGCGCCAGTTGTCGAAAGACGATCTAAACGCCCCGCGCTAAAATTGATCTCGGCGTAGTTTTGGCCAATGACGGGAAACGATGCGCCCGGCAATCCCGCACAGAACTCGCGCAGATTCTCATTGCGAAACGCCCCAAAGTTTTGATTTGGGTTGTTAGGGTTGTTGATGGTGGCCTTAATGCCGGGCGGCAATCCTATCATGCCGCCGGGGTTCATCTGCATTGCCAGTTGATTTAGGTCGCGAGGGTCTGGTTGTGCAACCGTAGTGCCATCCTCGCCGCCAAGCTCAGACTCGAAAAAGATATTTGAGCAAGCGCCGACGCGAGCGGATACAACTGCCGCCTCGGTGTATTTCTGTAACTGCCGTGCATTGCTCATAATAGCCGTCGCCCAAGGAACGGGACGGCTTACGTCTGAGTTGTTGTCGAACTTTGCGTAATGAATGATGTCATCGGCAAGGATGCGTTCGTGCGTATCTTTGCCGTTCGTGCCGTAAGACACTGGAACAACGCCCTGCCATTGATTGAACGATGGGCGACGGAAGTGATACGCAACCGGCACAAGTCCACTGGCGTCGTATTCAATGCCCATGCGGATTGTGTTGCCAGCGCCCGGCTTTCCTTCTGCAATCTTTTGGTTCAAACGCCAGTCACACCATTCCGTGTTGATGTGCTGAATCTTGATTCCGTATTTGTATTTCGGGTCGCGCAGAAATCGGATAAAATGATCGCCGTCACGAGCGCAAGAACGCAATCGCAACATCCGGCTTTCATTGTAGGATAAACGCCCCGTGATTGTGCAATTCTCTTTGCGCTGCCAGTCTAGCCATGCCCGCTCAATGTAACTGTTGGCGTAGATGTCTGGCGCTCCTGCTTTGATGGTCGCTTTGTCGCGCTTTTCTTCGTAATGTTTTAGGAACAATGGGCGCTCGCCTTTCTTGACAAGATGCTTATTCACGCGATCTCTGCGTTGCCAATGACCTTTAATTTTCTCTTTCTCTTCGACTGCATAAACTACGCGGTCTGATTCCTCTTGAATCTTCATGCGTAGGCGGATTCCTTGCGGCCCGTGGACATTTACTGCCATTTCATCGCTGTATGCTTGTAGATAGGGGTTTGTTTTCCACAAGTCGCGGGAGTAATTCAGCAAATCCAACTGATTCGCTAAAATGTCCGACTCCATCGAGATATTATTCACGCTCCAATCTGGACTTAGCTTTTTAAGCTGAGTCATAAGCGCGCTGTAATCGCGCACGAGCGGTTTTTCCTGAGTGGATGCCTCTTTGGCTTTTTGAGCTTTCGGTTTGGATGGCATATTATTGGAAGAGCGGAGCTATTGAGCGAGTCTTTGCTTGTCCGCGCAATCCGGCTTGCTGTGCTCTCTCGGCGTCTAGTCTTGCTTTTAGGCGAGATATAATGTCCACAAGGGACATTTGATTTTCCTTCGTGAAAGATTGCCCATTAAACGAAACGCTGCTGTTTTTGTTGGCCAGCAATGAGAGAAGCGCGGTGTTTGCCGCGTCGTATTGCTGTTCAACCGTGGATTTTGTCAGCGTTGCACCAAGGTTCGGCAGGAAGATGATGGTTCCCGTTTGCGCGGTGGCCGTTTCGCTGCTCGCGGTTTCCGTGACGCGGATCGCATAGTCATACGTGCCCGCCGCCATTGCCGCGCTCGTTGCGGCTGACAAAACAAACACGAAGTCGCTGCCGCTTGCGGTGCCGGTGACGCTCGTTGGGGCTGTGCCCGCGATGTTGAACTTGAGGGCGGCGGTGTAGGAAGTTGCGGGGTAGCTGCCAAAACCAAGCTGGACGCGCAAGGTATCGCCGCACTCTACGACATCGGGCATTTGTTGAAGTGTCTGAACGGCCATTTCCGTGCTGCTATGCACGAAACACTAACGCAAGTCAATTACATTATCGGGTCAATCTCGGTAGTCATGACGACCGCATAGCACGACAGGCAATCGAGTGCAACAATTTCAGCGCCATAGGCCCCGGCAAGGAATCTTTTCCGGCACTTGGCACAAGGCTGGCAACTGAAAGCAGGCGCTTCCCCTTACTCGAATCGTTTTTCCGTTTTGCCCTTAGCTAGCCATCGGATTGCTGCGGCGCTATGCGCTCCGACGCATAATCCGCCCCTATGCGCTCTGCCACATACTCTGCCGCCCTGCGCGGCCTCCGCCGTGGAGCGAATGTCCAATCCAATCGTTAAGCAGAGAATGAGTGGAATGGCCACTTAGAATCACCTGTTTTATTTTAGCTTTACAAATCATAAACACTCATTAACATAAAATGCATGGAACTACCTTCCATCTTAACTGATACGCTGACAGACGCGCAGTTGGACGCCTTGGCTGATGAAGCTGAGTGTGCCCGCCGCGAGGATGCGTTTCTTGCCGCGCTAGAGCGTGAGCGGGAATCGGCTGGCGTGTTTGTAATTTGACTACGCTTTCACTTTCGGGTCTCCGTCTGTGAAATCGTCGCCGTCGTCTTTTTTCCAGCCCTCGTTGTCGTTGTCGTCATCGCCCTCCTCCTTGTCTGGAATGTTTTGAACGTCAAGTGCGTAGGCGGCGGCTTCCGCTAGTCCGTGAGCCGCGAAGATGCTGCCGCTGTGCTCTAGTATCGGGACGCGTGATTGCTTTTGCGCGCAGACAATGACAAACTCAAGAAAGTGTTCGCCTAGAATGTCGGCGGCTTTCCTGAGTGCTTGTTCGGCGGCCTCGTTCATAGCTCATGGAAGCGGCTTGCGCCTTTTATTTCGCTTGCGCCCGCTTTTGCCGATGCGGAAAATCATATTACCGACGACGAACACGGCGAGAACGATTGAACCCGCTGTAATTGCTTCTGGTAGTCCCGGCTCGTTCATGGCTTGCGTCGTAGGAATTGTTTAAGGAAATCAGGCATGGAGTCCGATGGATGCGGCGGGCGTTGCGACTCGCCTGCGATAGT